GGGTAGAGCCGCAGGTTGATCGAGCTGGTGGACCCATGGTCGTTCTCCAGCATCGTCTCGTCCGTGTCGAACGCGAGCGCCTTGCCGGGCGGCAAGTTGGCGAGCTGGGAAGGGTTGAAGTAATAGCGATCGGGCTGGTGGTAGGTGTTCAGCGCCGTGTGGCTGGCCCGCGCGAGGTCCGCGAAATCACCGGCCATCTGCAACGACATAACCGAGATCACTGACTTGTGGAGCTGGTAATTGTCCTGGCCCGCCACCGTCGTGATCTGGCAGCACTCGGGCGTGCGGTTGTCCCGCAAAATGCGAGAGCGCCGGGCGAACCGGCGCTCAGCCTCGTTGATGTAGCGAACGAGGGTCTTGTCGTCCCAGAAGTAATCGCTGGACCCGGCGACTTGATCAGAGCGTTCGTGAAGGATGTTTTCCCGCAGCTCACAGAGCAAGTCACCGAGGTTCATTGACCGTCTCCTAGGCCGCTTGGTCCTCCCGCACGACGCGGTAGGGGTAACGAAGGCGCTTGCGGTAGCCGATGATGCGCTTGGTCAGCGGGTCCTGCACAGGTCTGTCTTCTACCGCGTTATCGAGGATTTCGACAAGCCCCATGGGAATGTTCACCTGCTCACCAGGGCGCAGCATGTAGCCAATGCCGTTGAGCCCGAAGAACTGGCCGCCCGGAGAGATGTTGTCGTTCTCTTCGAGGATGATGCAGAGGGTCTTGGGTAGACCTACCGCCACGACCTTCTTAGGGGAGGCTTTGGGGGTCGCCTTCTGGACGCGGATCGGCTCGTCCGGGATATTCTGGGTCAGTTCAACCATGGGTCACTCCTTAATCAATGTCGCAGCAGGTATCGAAAGACGTATTGAAGTCGTCGGCTTTGGCTTCACCGACAGCCTTCTTGAGGTTCTTCCCGAGGAACGTAATCACCTCGGCATCCGTCTTGAACACGAACGTCTTCCACGGGTCCTTGTACGGAATATAGGGCGAGGGCGTCTTGTTCGAGCTGTTGAGGCTGTTCTGCTTGTCTCGCGCATTGTTTCTCTTAACGATCGCGGGGTCCTTGATCTCGACCGTGAAGCCGTTATCGAACCGCTCGATGCGTAGGAAGGTCTCACTGCCCATCACCGGGTCCTCCTAAAAAGAGGGGGGCATGGAGCCCCCCTTATCGCCACGTATCCTGGGAGGACGAGCGATTAACCGTCGATGTCGAACAGGATCAGCTTGGCGGTGCCCGCAGCCGCCGCCGAGATGAGCAGGGTGTAATTGCCCGAGTTGGTGGCGGGCTCAGTGACCGTGATGGCGGACGTGGTGTCCACCGCGACCACGGGACCCGTGAAGGTCGTCTTGATCGCGTCGGTGGCGGGCATGCCATACTTCCACTCCCAGGTGATCCCGTCGGTCATGTTGACGAGCTTCACGCCGAGCGGCTTGAAGCCGAGCGGGATGCTGACCGCGTTGCCGTCCGAGGTGAAATAGCCGTCCACATCGTTGTCGTTGCCGGTGTCGCGGCGCGGATTGCCGATGAGGGTGCCGGGGCCGATATAGGTGGCGGGGAACGCGCTGACCGAGAGGGCCAAGTCGATTACGTCGGTGGTCATTGACCTAAACTCCTGATTGAGGGACGAGTAGAGAGGGCTTCCACCCTCTCTCTAGGCGCCAAAGTTACGCGGTGCAGCCGACTTCCAGGCGGGCCATGTAGGCGTCCTGGAGGATGACCGTCGCCGTCCAGAGCTTCCAGCCGACCGTGCCGCGCTGCGCCAGCGGGTCGCCAGCGGCGGGCTTCGGATTGACGACCATCGGGGTCATGGAGGACTTGCCCTTGAGGGGCACCATGCCGAAGGCGTCGCGGCCGAAGATCAGGATCGGGTACACGTCGATCGAGGAGCTGGTGGAGCGGAGCCCCGTGGAACCCACCGCGCCGCCCGCTCCCGCGAAGGGGAGGAAGATGGTGGAGGTGAGGTAGCGGACCTGCTCCACCGACCCGATCTCGCCCTCGAAGGGGGAGGTGTGCGGGCCGTAGGACGCGACCGGGACGAAGCCGGTCATGTTGCGGATGTCGGTCTCCAGGTCCGGGTGGCAGATCGCCATGTAGGCGGCTTCCACCGACTTGGTGGAGAAGTCCGGGTTGGACGCGACAATCGAGGTGATCTTCTTCGCGTTCTGGCGGTTGAGGCCGGTGGAGACGCGGCGCTGATCGGCCAAGGTGATCGGGGTGATGATGCCGCTGCGGGCCGAGACGACGTTGGCGTACCAGACGTTGGTGCCCGCCTTCAACACATTGAAGCGCAGGGTCTCCACCGTGATGGCCGCCTGCTCACCGAGCATTTCGGTCATCTGGTTGAGCACCGGGTCCGTGTGCGTGTCCTCGATCACGTCGGTGATCGTGACGAAGTCGCCGTACTGGGCGAGCGTCACGGTGTAATCGACGTTGGTGATCACCGAACCCGAGGGCGTGACGCCTTCGACCAGCGGCGTGGTGGCCACCGGAATGAAGAAGCCCGCGCCCGCGCCGTTCGTGCCGCCACCGTCGGGACCCGCCGCGCCGGTCGCGCCGACCATGAAGTAGCGGCGGAACTTGGCGGTTTGGGTGGAGTTGGTCGGCAAGGGGTAGGTCTGGCCGAACTTCTCGATATGTAGGTAGGGCATGGCCCGCTTCAACATGCGCACAACAGAGTACGCCGCTACTGCGGGCGAGATGTCACCATAAGATGTAATCGCGGCCATGATTGGCTCCTATGCAGGAAGTTACAAGTTGGCGAACTGCGCGAATGCCCCGTCGAAATCTTCGGGTGCCGTCGCGGACACTGCCGCCGTTCTCTTGGAACCGACTGGGGCCAAAGCTGCTGCCGCTTTTTTGGCAGTGCCGGACAGCTCAGTTACCGTCTTAGCAGGGGCGACGGACGTGTTGGGCTTTTCGGCCACGCCCGTGTCCCTGCGGTAGCGGTCGATCAGGTCCTTGACCTCGTCTACCGTTCCCTCGGTCGTAACACGCTCGTATGCAGCTTTCAAGTAGGAAGGTTGGACGCCAACCCATGCCAAGACCTTGTCACGAACATCATCGTAATCAGGGATGATGGTGTGCAGGTCGTTGGCGTGCTGGTTGTCCACAAGACCTTCCAGCATCTGGAGCCGTGGGCCAAGGCTCTTGGCGACCTCGGTGAAGATGTGGGCGACGATCTGGTTGGATAGCACGCGCTGCCGGATGTCCAGCGCCCGCGCGACATCGGGCCACTCGGTGGTGAACTCCGTCAGGAACTTGGCCTCGTCACCTGAGAACAGCGGCGCTGCCCTGGGCTCCTGCTGCACCTGCTCCTGCGGCTGCGGCCTCGTGGGCTCAGGCTTCATCGCCTTGGCGAACTTCTCCAGCATGTCCGCTTCACGATCAGTGATCGTGGACGCCGGGGGTGTCGGCGCTGGCTTGACGCCCGCCGCCGCAGCGGCCTTTTCTTCCGGGGTCAGGTCTTCCAGCTCAGTGTCGTCGGCGGCCGGGGGCGTCACCACGGCGGCGGTAGCTTCCGCTGCGGTGGCGGCGGTCTCCGCTGCGGCGGCGGCGGCCGCGCCAGCGGCCGGGGTCTTCTCGCCCGGCAGCGAGAACTCAGCGAAAGCGTTGGAGAAGTCGTCATCCTCGGTGACTTCCGGGACAACGGCGGTGTTGGTGACTTGCGGTGCGGTGGCCATGCTGGTCTCTCCTAAATGGCGATCTTGGGTCGCGTCATACCGATCAACAGCTTGTCGTAGGCGGCTGCCTCGCCCTGCTTCCTCATAAAGGTCTCAGGTGTAGCTGTCACCAGCTCATCACGGGCCTGCGACGCCTGGAGGTGAAGCCATTCCACCACCCATTGCAGCTCCACCGATCGCTGGTGCTGCTGGAGCCGGTCCTCCAGCTCCCTGATCTTGCTGCGCGGGGTTCCCGCCCGCGAGGGCGGTGGAAATACCGACATTGTTCAAACCCTTCTCCAGTAGGTCCAGCGCGGCCTGGACCGTGGTCGCATCCGCGTTCGCCGTGTGGAGCTGGCCACTGGCGATGTTCTTGAAGGCGTCCGACAGCAGCTTGCGGACGTTGGCCTCGTTGATCTGCTGCTGCATGTCCTGCGTCTTCTGGGTCTGCTGGTCCTGCGAGGCTTGGCGACGACCCGCCTCCTCCTCACTGACCATGATGTTCTCCATGTCGCGGGAGCGCAGACGCACATCAAGCAGCTTGCGCCCGTCGATGTGCAGCTTTTCCTCGGGTTGAAGCGTCGCGGTGAGCTGATCAGCCTGCGCGCCCCGGACCTCCTTAGCCATCAGGCTGGTCGCGCCGCGCGCGATCACATTATAGTCGCCAGCCGGGGCCAGCTCCTTGTTCAGCTTCTTGTTAAACTGGAGCATCGCCTCGATCACGGACTGGGTGAAGCTGTCGAACGAGCGCACGATGTCCTTGAAGGGCAGCGCCGCGTCGCCGCGCATCATGGACGCCCCCGCCGCCGTCCGCATGGGCTCGCTCGGGGTCTGCGCCATGTCGCCGCCCGTGGCCGGTCCCACGAACGTCTCCGCATCCGCGAACTTCATGAACAGCTCGATGATCTTGGTCAGCTCGGGCAGGTGGCTGTTGATCTCCACGTTGCGCACGGCCGCGAACTGCGCCTCGGGACCCTGGCCCTCGCGATACCAGACCTTGTAAGCGGAGATGCTGGTCAGGTCTTGGTCGGGTCGCATGAGGTCGGTGTTGACTTCGAGGTTGGGTCCACAAACCACCGACGCGTTATCGAGCAGCATACGGGTTGCCGCCGCAATCGCCATTTGGCTATCCCGGATCGCATTGGGCAGACCGAACCCGACCGGGCTTGTGTCGTCCTCATCAAACAGGAACGTGTGGATTGTCTTGACGTCCGCATCAAGCATTCTCCAGGGGTTGATGGTCGCCTTGATGACGTTGCCATCCATCATCCAGATTTCAGCGTCGATGTCATCGGACACCTTGTCGTCCGGGACATCACAGCCAGCGAGCTGGAGGAAGGTGCCCGACACGGGACCGTGCCAGATCACCACCTCGTACTTCATCGTCTCGGACTTGACCTCGTTGACGTTGACCTTGACACCCATGGCGCGCAGTTCTTGCTCATGGGTCTGCGGCCGGTAATTGCCCTGCGGGTTGCGTAGCAGGAACGTCCTGATCTGTTCCTCCATGAAGTCCGGCCGGTCAATGAGCTTCCTGATCTGGGCGCGCGACATCACCTTGCGGATGAAGTGACCATCCATGGACGCGAACGTCTTGGCCGACATATCCGGGTAAAAGTCCCAGACCGGCAGGAACTCGAACATCGGCTTGTAGACGGTCTTCTTCTTCGGCGTCGGCGCGCCGCCCGTCATCTCCCAGGTCACTGATGTATGCTTGGTGGCGTAAGGCCCCTTCATGACGCCCATGCCGTAGAGGATGCCCGACTTGATGACCTGCCGGTTG